AAACTATCACCTGTTGGCATGACCAACGAGCGTGAATATGAAAAGTTCAATCGTAAGCATTTTGAGATTGAATTGATTGGTATGACTGTGCTTGACTATCTCGATCTCTACAAGAAGTTCACATACTCTCAGCAAGAGTCCTATCGACTGGATCATATCGCTCATGTTGAGTTGGGTGAGAACAAACTCGATTACTCTGAGGTGGAAACACTACACCAGTTGTACAAGTTGGACTATGAGAAGTTCATCGACTATAACATCAAAGACGTGGAGTTGGTTAACAAACTCGAGGACAAGATGAAGTTGATTGACATGGCACTAGCGATTGCGTATGATGCCAAGGTAAATTATGGTGATGTGTTCACTCAGGTGCGTATGTGGGATGTGCTTATACATAATTGGTTGTATGATCGCAACATTGCTATTCCGCCGAAGGAACGCAAAGAGAAGAATGCGCAATATGCTGGCGCATATGTAAAAGATCCGCAGGTGGGTATGCATGAGTGGGTTATGTCATTTGACTTGAATTCGCTTTACCCACACCTGATTATGCAGTATAATATATCTCCTGACACCTTTGTCGAGGAGGAGTTCGAATCTGTTACAGTGGAAGAGTTGCTTGATGGCAAGTCTGTTCATCGTGATGGTTTGTGTATGGCAGCGAATGGTCGCTTCTTTGATCGCACCAAGCAGGGTTTCTTGCCTGAGATGATGGATAAGATGTACAGTGATCGTGTGGTCGCTAAAAAGAAAATGCTTGAGTCGCAAGACCTTCTCGAGCAAGTCAACAGGAGATTGAAAAATGAACAGTGGTGATGTAGTAACAGTCCTTACAGTGGCTGGTGAGTTTATCGGTAAGTTGAAGCACAAGGATGGTGACGCAGTAACGCTCGAAGATCCTCGTATGCTAGTCCATAATGAACAGGGAATGGGTTTTGCTCATGGCGTGTGTGTCACAGGTGAGTCTGCTCCAAAGATCGTTGAATTTATGGGTGTTGTTTTGATCACTCCAACCAATGAACAAGTCGTTTCTGCATGGCGTCAAGCAACCAGCGGACTGATTACCTGATGAAATCAATTGATGAAATGGACCACCAGGAGTTGCTCCAAGCAAAGGTGCAACTCACGAAGGACATCTCAAAGTACAAGAATCTTCAGTTGGCAAAGAAGGTTCAGTTGAACTCTGCCTATGGCGCACTTGGGAATCAGTACTTTCGATTCTTTGATGTGCGTCAGGCAGAAGCCATTACACTCAGTGGTCAACTGTCTATTCGATGGATTGAAAGACGGATGAATGAGTATCTTAACAATCTATTGAAAACAGAGGATGAAGATTATGTCATTGCGTCAGACACAGACTCGTTGTACATTAGGTTTGATATGTTGGTACACAAGTCTTTTGAAAAAAGAGGCGGAGTACCAGAAGTTGCTAAGACCGTGTCATTCTTGGACACAGTCGCTCGACAGAAAATTGAACCGTTTATTGATTCGTGTTATGAAGATCTTGCTAAGAACATGAATGCCTATGCGCAGAAGATGTTTATGAAGCGAGAAGCAATCGCTGATAAAGGCATCTGGACTGCGAAGAAGCGTTACATTCTAAATGTGTATAACAACGAGGGTGTACAGTACGCTGAACCCAAGTTGAAGATGATGGGTATTGAAACGGTGAAGTCTTCGACACCAGCAGTCTGTCGTGATGCATTGAAGAAGGCAATTGGGCTCATCGTAAATTCAGATGAGCAGACTGTACAAGATTACATTGCTGGGTTCCGTGAAGAGTTTAAGAAGTTGCCTTTTGAAGATGTAGCATTTCCTCGGTCAATTTCAGACCTTGCTAAATATTCTATCGGCGGCAAAGATTTGGAGATCCCAAAAGGCACTCCAATTCATGTCAGAGGTGCACTTCTTTACAATCATCTGCTCAAACAACATAAAATGGAGAAGCGATATGAGCGTATCAAAGATGGCGAGAAAATTAAATTCTGTTATCTACAAACTCCAAATCCAGTTAGGCAAAATGTTCTTAGTGTTCTTTCTACCTTGCCGAAAGACTTCGGTCTAGAAAAATATATTGACTACGACATTCAGTTTGACAAGGCATTCCTTGAACCGCTGAAGATTATTCTCAGCAGTGTGGGTTGGAGTCCAGAAAAAACAAGTACACTAGAGGGATTTTTCTTATGAGCGATTTCGATTTTGATTTTGGTTTCACAGCAGTAGATGAAACCGAACTTCAAGCAGTACAGGCAGCAGCGGCAGAAAAAGAGACCGTTGTTCAAACTGCAACTCACACTCAAGAAAAGATTGACAAGTTGTATAATGCAATCACGCCACTGTTGAATAATTTGAAGGCAAATCCGGAGAAAGAATACATCCTGTGGCCAAATAGAATTGAAAAGGTTGAACAGTTTGAAGATTATTTGCGAGCAATTTATAATGCTTGACCGATGAGTTTTTGTATAGTATAATGATTCTTTCTTGATGGAGTAGATTATGAGTTTTTTGAAAGATATGGTGAAGGGGATTGATAACGCCAATCTCCTGAGTGAAGGTGGAAACAGTTCTGAGTTCAGTGGTACGATTGACACAGGTTCGTATGCACTGAACGCATTGATTAGTGGTAGCATCTATGGTGGTGTGCCAAACAATAAGATTACTGCCTTTGCTGGTGAATCAGCAACAGGTAAAACTTTCTTTGTGCTTGGTGTTCTGAAGACTTTCCTTGATCAGAATAAAGATGGCGGTGTCATCTATTTTGATACGGAGGCAGCAGTAACCAAGGCAATGATGGCAGATCGTGGGATTGATACTTCCCGTGTGGTAATTGCCGAACCGACTTCTATTGAAGAGTTCAGAACGAGCGCAACTCGTATCCTAACAAACTATATCGACACACCTAAAGAGAAACAGCAACCGATGATGATGGTGCTGGATTCACTTGGTATGCTTTCATCCCAAAAGGAACTGGAAGATACTGAGTCAGGTAAGAATGCTCGTGACATGACCAAAGCACAATTGTTGCGTGGGACATTCCGTGTCTTGTCTTTGAAGTTAGCGAAAGCGAATGTTCCGCTGCTCGTTACCAATCATGTCTATGATGTGGTTGGTGCTTATGTTCCCACTAAGGAAATCTCTGGTGGTTCTGGTCTAAAGTATGCCGCATCCTCTATCGTGATGTTGGGTAAGAAGAAGGACAAGGACGGCACGGAGTTGGTTGGTAACATCATCAAGGCAACGATGCATAAGTCTCGATTCACAAAGGAAGGAAAGAAAACAGAAGTTCGTCTTTCTTTTGATAAGGGTCTTGATCGTTACTATGGTCTGCTGGAACTGGCAGAGAAGTATGAGATCATCAAGAAGGTTTCTACTCGCTATGAGTTGCCTGATGGGTCAAAGGTGTTTGGTAAGAACATCAACGAAGATCCTGAAAAGTATTTTACACCTGAGTTGTTGGCACAGCTTGATGCTGCTGCGGCGAAAGAATATAAGTATGGACAAGGTGAAGATCGTCCAGTAGAGGAGATTGAAGATGATTCCGAAGTTTGAGTTGGTTGAAAGTAAGAATGGATTTCACGATGACCATTGGTGTATCAAGATTCTAGATGGAGAATATGCTGGTCTGGTTTATCAGTATGACACTGTAAAGGTTGAGGAGGAAGAGGATGGTGATGGTGCAGTATTGACCTTCAATACCATTACCGTGGAAAATCCTAACAATTGTGACTTGACTAAAGAGCAAGATAAGAATATACTTGGTAATATCCTGGTAAGCATTATTCAAGAACAACTGGAGCAAATGAGTGAGAACGGAACATCTGATACTGAAGAATCTACTGCACAGTGAAGATTATGCAAGACGCACACTCCCCTATCTGAAACCTGAATACTTCTCTGACATTTCAGAGAAGGTAATCTACGAAGAACTCGATAAGTTTATCAACAAGTACAATGCTCTCCCATCCAGGGAAGCATTGACGATTGAGATTGATAAGCGATCCAATCTAAACGACAATCAGTTTTCCGACATTGCCAAGTATGTTGGTTCTTTGTCCTCTGATGAGCAGGACGATAAGGAATGGTTGATTGATACAACTGAGAAGTTCTGTCAAGAAAAGGCAATCTACAATGCGATTATGGACTCTATCTCGATCATCGACGGCGATGGCAAGAGGGACAAAGGAGCGATTCCTCAGATTCTTTCTGATGCTCTTGCTGTTTCCTTTGATCCTAATGTCGGGCATGACTTTCTTGATAATAGCGATGCTCGATACGATTTTTACCATCGTGTCGAAGAGCGTATCCCATTTGATCTCGAGTATCTCAACAAGATTACCAAAGGTGGCGTTCCGAAGAAATCGCTGAACATTATCCTTGCTGGCACTGGCGTGGGTAAATCTCTTGCCATGTGTCATATGGCATCGGCGAATCTTTTGGACGGCAAAAATGTTCTCTATATTACCATGGAAATGGCAGAAGAGAAAATCGCAGAGAGAATCGATGCGAATTTGTTAAATGTTCGATTGGACGAATTAGCAGAATTGCCAAAAAACTCTTATGATAAAAAGATCGATCGAGTTAAAAACAAAACCACAGGCAAGTTAATTGTTAAAGAATATCCAACTGCCTCTGCAAATGTTGGACATTTTCGCCATCTGATTAATGAACTTAAACTCAAAAAGTCATTTAGACCAGATATTATCTACATCGATTATCTCAATATTTGTGCATCGAGTAGAATGAAAATGGGTGGATCAATTAACACTTATTCTTATATCAAAGCAATTGCCGAGGAATTAAGAGGATTGGCAGTGGAGCAGAATGTTCCAATTTGGTCTGCGACTCAAACAACTCGTTCTGGATATACCAATTCTGATATTGGTTTGGAAGATACTTCTGAATCTTTTGGATTACCTGCAACTGCGGATTTTATGATTGCAATTATTTCCACCGAGGAATTAAATCAATTAAATCAGGTTTTGGTTAAACAATTAAAAAACCGATATGGAGATCCAAATACAAATAAAAGATTTGTTTTGGGTATTGACCGAGCTAAAATGCGTCTCTACGACGCCGAGCAGAGTGCTCAGGACGATCTTATCGATGTAGACGATACTGGTCCAGTCAATACATTCGGCGACCGAGATCGCCCCGAGAGCGGCGAGAGACGGTCGAAATTCGGAGGTCTGAAGGTCTAATAAAATCAACAACTTACATGCCCCTGTAAAATCAATAACTTAGCGCATAAGTGGATTTTATGGGGGCATACAAAATTTCATCGCAAAAAGATGAAAAAAGTGTTGCCTTTCTCTGCAGGATCGGATATAATATCCCTGTTGATTGAGTGAAAGAGAGAGGACTATATTATGATCAATGCAATTACAGGCAATCCCTACACTGGGAACAACGCTATCGAACTCGAGGCAGCTGGATTCAGCGATCCTCGCTTCCTGACCTTCCGTCAAGCACGCACTATCGGTCGCACCGTCAAGAAAGGCGAAAGCGGAATCCGTCTCGTCCGTATCGTCCGTGTGGACAAGAAGAATGCTCAGGGCAAAATCGAAAAGAAACCTGCTCCGAAGTATTTTACCGTGTTCAATTTTTCCCAAACCGAAGAAATGGTGGAGGCATAATATGAACACCGATTATGAAGAAATTACCGTTTTGACTGACAAGTTGAATAAAGAATTGATCGAATATAATGGTTATGGTTATGCCGCTGGTTATTTGGAATCTTATATTCGGAACCTGATTTCAACTATTGCTCTGAATAAAAAGCAGATTGAAGCATTAAAAGGATCCCTGAAAAACCATGTATTGGCAGTCCAGAAATTTAATACCCCATAAAAAAATTCAATGGGGAGAGGGGTTGACTTCTCTCTCCAGATGCGATATAATAGGTGTTCTGATTGAGAGACAGAGGGTTCAAAATGATTACTACAATTACACGAGGCGGAACCGCCGACCAGCGCAAGGCGGTCAATTCTATCGCACGGTGGTCAGCGCATAAACTCATGACTAAGCGAATGGCAGATTCACTTACAGTCAAGATTTCCCTACGCAAAGATCTTTTTCACCGAGAAGGCAACTACGGCGACGTGGAAGTTATCGACCACGAAGCACGCCGACCGAAACAATTTAGCATCCGTGTCGACGCCAGTATGACCATGCGCAATCTACTCACAACCGTAGCGCACGAGATCGTACACGTGAAGCAGTACGCTACCGAAGAAATGAAAGGCATGAGTCATCGTACCAGTTTTATTCCGATGACCAAGTACAAGGGCGAACTATACGCAGACCACATGAATTATTGGGAACAACCGTGGGAGTTAGAAGCACACGGATGGGAACGAGGTTTATTTGAAATGTGGGCAGAAGCCAACGATATCTTCAAGCACCCAGTAGAAAACGCATGGGCGTTTGAAGACTTCTATCCACGTGGTTATTGGAAGGATAAGAAATGAGATTTACGAAAACAGAATGGCATCAGGTAACATCGGAATTTACATACGATATTCCTGACGATGATATTATTGAACAGTTTGGTTCAGTAGAACGATTCAAGGAAGTATTGTCTCATCAGGACCTTGCTTGGCGTGGTAACATTACCGAAGCACGTGGTGAAGAACCGACTGAAGAAGAACAGGATGCTCTTTGGGAAATGACCATCAACTATGACTATGATCGTGATGATGATTGGTGGACTGATCGCAAAGGTGGATATGAAATAACATTTGACTTTGAAGAAGAATAAGATATAATAGTTTAATGGGGCGCATGGTTACTCTCTCTCAACAATCAACTCCAACCATGTGAAAAAATGACAGCGCAATACTGTCACCCCACCCTACGTCTCCTTGTGCCACTTTCGAGTGGCATTTTTTTGTTTGAAATAAATAGGGATATGGCCAACTTGAGCATTCCCGAACTAGACAAAAGAAACAACTTCGCTGTCTTTGCAGACAAAGTGCGAAAGGGATTGCCATTCATAGACCAAACTGGTAAAGAGATTGTTGTTGGATATAAAACACGTGCACGAAATGCTGCTTGGGCAAATGATATTGCCACTCATAGAGAAAAGGCATTTGAAGAATTAAAGAATGCACGTGGTTCTGTTATACTTCCAACAATCAATACTGTTCCAACTCCTCTTACAAACTTGTACAAGTCATCTGAGTTTGGTGGAGCAGGAGCAGGAGCAAGAACAGCAAAAGAAGATGCACAGTTAAGTGAACTTCGGGATCAACTTGTCAATGTCATGGAACGATCCAAACAATCTTTTGTTCCGATAAAGGCAAATGGCAAAGTACATAAAGTTGTAGGAGCAGACTCTACTCCAGGAACTCCGAAGTCTGACTTTCATTTGATTGATACTGATGGCAAAGAGTGCGTTTGGATCTCACACAAAGACGGAACCACTGCTAGGAGTTTTTCTCAATGGGGTGGTATGAGCGAAAAAGAACGACCAGTGTACATGCATCCAGAGGTGCAGTCGTTTATTGAAGAAGTCCGTGATATGTATCCAAAGGGTGTTCCGCCAGCAACAACGGTTGCTCGAAAGATTCGTGATACCAAGTTAAAGAACCTTGCTGTGTTTGGTATTGATTATGGAAGCAAACTCGGCAGACAAAATGTAAGTGTATTGTTGCAAGGAACAGTTGGTATAAAAAATTCTGGCAACTCATATCAACTAACCGCAAGTGCTCATGTAGAGTATAACGGACAAACTCCAACTGGAACTTATGAACCAATCCTTATGGCAATGCATAAATGCGATCGATCTCAGTTTGGAATTAAGTGTGGAAGATTTAGCATTTACACTGCAGGCGGTCGCAAGATAAATCAATGGGTATAAATATAGAACAATTCACAGTTTTCAGATAAGTATTATGACTATTCAATCATTCAAAGAGTATCGCACGAATCTTCAGGAAGCAAGATCTCGTGGCGAAGCAATGGAAGAAGTTATCGTTGCTGCTGTTAATGGTAAACCAAAAGGCGATACCAAATTTGGCGTCGAGAAGGATGCTGGCGTCAAAGTCGCCAAGTTCCTAAAGTCTAATGGCATTAGCGGTAAAGGTAATGTGCTTGGTGCAGATACACTCGAAGTGACCAAAGAATGGTCCAGATTTTGGGATGGTGCTGTTCCTGCATCAACCAAGACTCCAAAGACGGACTTTATGATCGGGAAAGCGAAGATCAGTTTGAAGTCAGGTGACGCTGCTCAGTTAATGAGTGGCGGCAAGAATGAGTCTGTTGCTACATTCTATGCTGCTCTTGAACAAACTAAGGGCGACATGAATGCTAAGATGGTAAAGAAACTCAAAGAGATGTTTGATGGTCTTGCTCCATCCTCTGTTGCTGCTGGCGATCTTAAGACTGTAATCGCATCTAAGAAAGACGAAGTTGTTAACAAAGCAAATGCTGCACACAAAGCACTCATGTCTGAACTGAAAGGTATCTTCGCTGAGAATACTGGTTTCCGTGATGCCTTTGCTTATGAGGCAATGTCTGGTCAGATTAAGTTTGGTGGCAACGAAGGCACTTGTACTCACTTCCTTGTCACTTCATTCGATGGTAGCAATGCTGCATTACACTCTGTTAAAGATAAAAAGTATGTAAGCAAGATTGCTAATCAAATGAAAGTTTCTGTTCGTTTCAAAACAACTTCTGTTAAGAAAAAAGTCGGCGGCAAAGAAACCAAGACTGGTGAGTATCGTTACTGGTCTGTAATCGGGTTGATTATTGATAAGATGCAGGAAGATGTTGACACCATGATGGCGAATGGTGAGTTGCTGACCGAAGGTGCAATTATGGATTTCTTCAAGCGTGTTTGGAATCGTATCAAAGATCTTTTCATGAAGGCAGTGGAATTTGTAAGAAAGAGCGTAAAGAATATGTTTGACTTCCTTGAAGTTACACCTGATGTTTCTTTCAATAACAACATTCGTTTCTAATGAAAACATATTCAGTCTTTATCACCGAAGCAAACGCTGCTGCGCTCGAGAAGAAAATCGTGCGTAAGGCAGATACGATTCGTAATCATATGGATCGTGGTATCCGTGGTCCTGCTGGTCACAATGTACAAGCACAAAAGAATGTGGATGCGATTGATGCTATGATTAAACAATACAAAGATGAATTCGGCGATGCAGCATGGAAAGCATTCGCCAAGAAACAAGGTTGGGTTGCTGACGCCAAAGGTTGGGATTTTTATGCGTAAGTTTAGCACCTTTATTACTGAAGAAAAGAACACACATATGGAGCATCTTGAAGATGCTGTCCTTAATGGTGGTGTGAAAGGAACTCGTGATGCAATTAATCTTCTTCGCAGTCTTAGAGATATGCTTGCTGGCCATACTGATAAACCAGTCAATGTTACTGTAAAGTGGGATGGTGCACCAGCAATCTTTGCTGGCGTTGACCCAACAGACGGAAGGTTTTTCGTTGCCAAGAAGGGCATCTTCAACAAAAACCCAAAGATCTACAAGACTCCTGCAGAAGTTGATGCTGAAATCAGCGGCGACCTAGCAGATAAGTTTAAGAAAGCACTCGCATATTTGCCAGAACTTGGCATCAAACAGGGTGTCTATCAAGGTGATTTTCTTTTCACTCGTTCTGATTTGAAGAAAGAAAACATCGATGGAGAGGCAATGATCACTTTCCATCCAAACACAATCGTGTATGCTGTACCAATGAAGTCTGATCTTGGCAAAATTATTCGCACTGCTGAGGTTGGTATTGTTTGGCACACAACTTATACTGGTGGTTCTTTTGAAACGATGAAAGCATCTTTCGGAAAGGACATTGCTCCATTGCTCAAGAAAACGAGCAAAGTTTGGTCTGTTGATGCTACCTTCCATGATGTTTCTGGTAATGCTACCTTCACTAAGAAGGAAACGGCAGTGATTACT